TAATTGAGAATGTGATGCACCACATCCAAGCAAGTGTTTGCAGAACTAGGTGTCTTACCTGCAAGTCCTTTATGTTTTTTAAAGGACTGATCTCTGCGTTCATCACACCGTTCCAACAATCAAATATAAACTGCCTCATCTTAACGCCTCCGTTGCTTTTGCATCAAAACTATCTGTAAACCCAGAGTCGGGAAACTCCTTGACCGGGTTCAGATAGGTAAGGATAATATCACACGCTTCCATTACACCTCCATCACCCGTGTCCTTTCTAATCTGTCTTAGAACTGTGCAGGTCAATGACTCTGCCATGTCTTCTTTCATTTCAACTACATATGATGTCATTCTCTTATACTCCTACATTCTTTTTAAAACAGTTGATACTTTTAATAGGAACATCAGGCCCAAACTCTAACCCAGCAAACTCTTTAAGCTCTGCTAGATTGTTGTGTATGTGTTCATAGCAATGTTCTATTCTTGAAAACTCTAGCACCTTACCATTCTTAAAGCTCACCTCCAGAGCATCTTCAACAGCAGGGTTCAGAAGAAACATTATAATAACTATTTTATACATAGCCTCTATGCTCCTATGTCTACTACTTCACATACACCACCAGTGCAGGCTAGTTCCTGTGATCCACTGGTTGTGTCACCCCTCTCATATCCCTGTAGCTCTGTCCAGTCAATGATAGGTGGCATTTTCTTTACCATATCACGATAGATATCTTTCTCAATATCTTGATAAGGTGCCTGCTTGTAAGAGTGATCAGAGAACGGGAGGAAAGATATACCAGAGAGGGAATCAAAATGCTCCCAACACCATGACCCTACCTCTAACCACTCATACTCCTTGACAGAGATAGTAACAGATGGCTTGTGCTCACAGTAATTGTCAGCTATCTTGAGCCACAGTTCCAGCTGCTCAATGGCGCTCATGTCATATCTACACACAGCACCCTCTGGGCTTTTCATGGGGAAAGAGAACACAGTTACACTGTCAGGTGCAGTAAAGTCTGGCTCTGCTGGTACACCTTTGTCCTTGAGGAACATGGTCAGCGGGTCCTTGTTGTCGCCTCTGACTGTCCTGACATAGAACGGGTTGTGTCTTGCATGTATACCAGATGCTGCGTCAACAAGCTGAGACACAGTGCCAGAAGGTTTGACGCAGGTGACAGCTGCACTCTGCTTGATGCCCAGCTTCTCTGCCAGCTTCTTGTTGGTCTTCACAGCCATGTTTCTCAGTTCTTGCAGTGTCTCTGGCTTGGCATTGTACACCGCAGGGCAGTCCATGATACCTGTCAGAGACACACCTAGCAGACGCTCCTCTTCTGTGGTATCTTTCCAACGCTTACGCAGGTAGCCAAAGTCTGTAAGCGTAGACTGAAAGGTGCCTAGTATGGTGGCCAGTCTGATCTTTTCTTTCAGTGTGGCCACGGTGTCCTCTGCTCTACAGATAACCTCTGACAGGTTACAGAACTGGTAAGGGCGTAGGATAATCTCACAGCAGGGGTTGGTGCCAAAGTCAATGGACCCATCACGCCTGCCGTTGGACTCTGCCTTCTGCTGTGCAGATACACGGTTGAAGATGCCACGCTCTCCGCTCTTGCTCTCGTATAATGACAACCACTCTTTCATAAAGATGCCCATATCAGGCTTCTCTGTGTAGCAGACAGAGTTATTGGAGAGTGCTCTCTGCTGGTTGTCTACCCACCAGTCTCCGCTCTTGGCCATACGCATACGCTCATCAGTAAGGTTGGAGAGTGATATCAGAGCAGACCTCCTGACTCCACCTACAACCACCACCTGTCCAATCTTGCACATGATATCATGGCACTCAATAGACGTGAGCTTTCTACCCTTGGCTTTCTTAAACGTCTGTATGGTAAAGTCAAACAATTCTTCCAGAGGTGCAGGGCCAGAAGCCCTACCGCCAAATATTCTCAGGCGCTCACCAGCTGCACGTACCTTGCTGGTATCAATCTTGGGCACACGGTTGGTATAGAGGAGAGAGATAAGATCACGCAGACCTCTGGCCCAGCCCTCCTTGGAGTCAGCAACAGAGATCACATCGTCTGTGTTCTCAAACTCTTGGTCAGGTATGGTAGGCAGACTACTGATATATTGACGCTCAACAGAGAAACCAACACCTGTGCCATTCATCAGGATATACAGGCACTCGTCAAAGGACCGGGGTGAATCAACAGGGAGGTAAGAACAGTTGTACCCTGCCACGTTCTCACGCTTCAGAGCAGGCCCAGCTGTCATCAGTGCTCTCATGGAACCAAGAACCTTGAGCGTGAGCATTGCATCTCTTAGCTCTTCTAGCTCTTTGCCATAGAGATCATAGCTATAGTTGTCACCAAGGTGGCGCACCATAAAGGACAGATACCTATCAACTGTCTCTTCCCATGTCTCTCTCCGCTGCTCTTCGTCTAGCCAGCGTGAGTACCGGGACATATGAATAAATGACTGGTAGTTAGTTGGTAGAGTTATCTCTCCATTCGTCTTGGTCTGGGTCATGTTCTATAATCTCCTCTATGTCTTGGACAAAATACTCAAACTTCTTGACCGCTATCTCACAGGCACCGTCCCATATCTTTGCCACGGGTTCTCCCTCAAAGATTATATACTCATCACTTATATAGAGTCTGGGTTCCATGCTGAGTGCACCTCTTGAGAAAGCAGGATGTTGTCTTCTTCAGTGTTCATATCATATTCAAGCTGAAGAATCAAGTCTGCATAGTGTTTTACCTTGAGAATATCCATGGCACCTTCACCCTTGGTGCGGTGGCGGGTAATATATTTTACTATGTTACCCTCTAGGAAACCAAGCTTGTTTGCATGAATATATTCAACGGGTTGGATTTTGCACTCTTTGTAGTGCGTACCACCCACTTGATCTTCTGTTGGCCTCCTCTGAACTTTCATACTCTTTTATCTCCTCTTTAATCGTTGGATCATGTAGAATAGCGTTGATCCTCTTTCGTATAAACGTAACTTCCTTTGTATCTATAATCTTTTTTGCATAAGATGTCAAGGCCTCTGGTTCAATTCCTGCAAGAAAACACACAGTTTCTTTATCTTCTGCCGTTACTCCTACCTCAGAGGTGAGCCATGACCTTGCCTGTTCTCTGGTCAAAGATGTATAGGTGCTATCATTTATATGGTTAGGTTTAGTAGCATCCAGAAGCTGCTGAAGAATAACACAAAGGAACAGAACTCTCTCAGGAGAATGTGATTCATGTATACCCTCATCTAGTACAGAGTCAAGAGCAAAGGAAGAACCCTCGTAGCTACTGCCCCATGTCATTTGCTACACGCTCCACGCCTACGATATCTTTATGTTTGTGTCTCTTGTACCCGTCCTTCTCTGTGTAGTTGTTTGCTATCTTGTATAACTGCTGATACCCGTAACCTTTACGATCTGCCCAAGCTCTCAGGTTCTTTACCCTGACACTCTTACCAGTCTTGAAGGTAATCTTGTAGGGTCCTTGGCAGGGTGCTCCTCCCTTTCTACCGTTGGCGCTCATCACCTTTCTATAAGATGGGTCCTGATATGTCTCCAGTGGTACATAGAAACGAATGCCACCCACATTCTTGTTATAGTATTCTCTCTGGTCTGTGCCTTCTAGAACAGAGGTAAGAACATGGTTCTCCATCTGATAGTACTGTTCATAGTAGTGCAGTCCACGCTTGGTCTCGTACTCTTGTATGATCTCAAACTTAAAGTTTCTTTTCCCAATCTTGTCTATATCAGTACACAGTTCCTTGGAAGAAGAGGTGTATACTTTCCAGTTGGAAGGCTTGTATCTTTTCCTGTGGCGCATCTGCCAGTACTGTTTACATCCTATGTATTTTCTGTGGTTCTTCTTGTTGGTGATGATATAGACAAAACCAAAGTAGTGGTCAGGGTCAGGGACCCGTGTCTTGTCATCTCTAAACGTCCAATGCATTTCGTTCATGTCCTCCAGTGCTTTGTCATAGTCTTCACCAAACCAAACTTCATTGCAATGATAGCAGTAACCGTGGCTATCATAGTATACAAATCCGTCTGATGATCCACAGAATTTACATTCTTGATAAGATAATATAATAGATTGATCAGGGCGCTGTGCCATTATACAAAGTCCTCTTCTACTCTGGGTTCTTTTTCTATGTGAGTGAAATACTCTGGACCTCTGGAGTAGTTGTATTTACGCAGGCCTGTCCCATCATTGGCATCCTTCCAGCACTCCACTTTGTAGTCACAGTACTTACAGTTAAAACTTAGCTTCTTATTACCTGATGGTTCTTCTACCTCTGAGTAGCACCTGTCTGGAGGATCAGTATCAGGTAGCGTATCCTTCAGGTAGGATATCCTCTCAGCTGGATCAACATTGGTAAGGGGAACCTGTAGTAGATTTAGATCACCGCCGCTTTTGTCAATGGAGAGGAAGTACCCCTTCTCTTTACCTAGGGCAGCACCGTAGGAACTAAGCTGATAGATATAACCAAATGGATCATCACCTCTGATGATAGAACCGTCAACAAACTTCTTGAAACCATAGGGTGAGGCAGACTTAACATCTACTAGCTCACCGTCTATGATACAGTCAATGTGTCCCTTGACCTTCTCAACAGATACTTCTTTCTGGCAGTCCTCCACCGTATGTCCAGCCTCTCTGGCAAGAAGGAGGACGAAAGCTTCTAGTATGTGACCAAGACAAAAACGTATTCGCTGGCTAGTTGTTAGCTTTTCTTTTTCGTAGCCGTTGAAATCATACCAGAGCTTTCGGTCCTCTCTCCCCACTGCTGAGAGTCGCAGCTTACCCGTGCTGTCCCGATTAGACTCCTCAACAAAAAAGTTCTGCATTACCTCCTTTAGTTCATCCAAAAAGATAGCAAGATTAGCCTCTTCTGGGACACTCCCCTCTTCTAAACGATAACCTATGTCGTCCAGAAGAGTACTAATCTTGCTAGTCATTGACTCTACCTACAACCCATTATCTTCTGTGGCAAAGTCTTCCTCTCCAGTGTAGCCACCATCCACTGCACTGAAGTCCTCTGATGCTCCTCCCTCGTAAGGGACAAGCTCCAACACTTGAACAGCGTCCAGATAGAACACGCTCTTACCTGCCCACTGTCCTTGTTCCATCTCTTTGGCGCGGAACAGAACATTGACCTTGCTCCCGTTACCAATGGCAGTGCCAGAGATATCGTTCTTCTGTGCATCCACAACACGGGGAGCAGGAAGTGCCTTACCGTCACGGGTGAAGGCGTTCTTCTTGAACTTGAAGAACGGGCCACCGCTGGCATGGTTCTTCTTCTTACCGTCCTTGACAGATGCAGAGGGGTTCATACCCTCAATCATCTTGACTGCCTTGGTATCCAACCCAAGGTCAAGGCACCATTCAGTATCTTCCCTAGAAGTAGTCTGATACTTCTGTGCGGGATTGTTAGGATCAAGTTTTGCCCAGTAAGCTGTACCCTGTACAATTGGCATGGTCTCTAGACTCCTTTCAGTTTACCCAGAATATTCTGGAATGTTTTGATGTTACAGTTCATAGCATCTTCAATGTAAGATGTCAAGCCTTTTTTATTCTTATGTTCTTTTCTTTTTATCTCATCAATGGAAAGGTTATGGTGCATCATGGCATCACGCTCTTTCTTTAGTGCATTGTTCTGTTCAATGAGTTCACTGTTTCTGATATAAGACTTCTGTAACTGTTCTTGAAGATCAGCTACATTCTTCTCAAGAATGTGGTTATCTAAATCTACAGACATTTCTACTCCTCTGGCTTGGTAAGTTTAAATAAAACAAACGGTGGGAAATCTTCATCTGGCTCTATCAGGAGAGATGGTGACTTATCCTGTGACCAAGGAGTGTAGCCCACGTACTCCCAAGTATAGCCCTTGTCAGTTTGTTCCTTCACCGTTTCAAAGTATTCTTGATTACCTAGTCCTAGTGGAATCAAGATTGCTGTTAGAGCTATTATCACTGTTTCCATTTTAACTCCTTTCTAGTGTGTCTCTGCCCAGTTGGAACCTACGTTGTACTCTCCTGTCAGTGGGCATTTTAAACTGTAGAACTCTCCTGCTTCTTTGATACTGTCTATGCCAAGAGTACCTACCATATCTGACAGGGGTTTGTCAACCTCTAATTGCCATTCATCGTGAACATTTGCAACAAAGCGAGCACCCTCTGGTAGCTTGTCGTTGAAGATGACCAAGCCACGCTTCATGACAATGGCAGCTGCACCCTGTAGCTGTGTGTTCAGTGCAGCGTGAGTGGAACGAATAAACAATCTCCTACCGTCCAACCCCTTGATGAACCCTCGCTCTGCTGCAAGGGTCACACGCTGGCGCTCTGTGTGAAGGGCAGGGGTGGCCTCTAGGAACTTGTCTATCAGGTCCTGCCCGTCTGCTGCTGTGCCGTCTACGATCTTTCCTATCTTGGCAGCGCCTGCACCGTAGAGGAAAGCATAGATAAATGTCTTGGCCTGTGCGCGTGAGCTTAGTCCTGCTCTCTCTTGGTTGGCTGTGTGTATGTCACCGGAGACAACAATCTCTGTGTACTCTGGATCGTTCATGTAGTGGCAGAGCATTCTGAGTTCAATAGAACTGGCGTCTATACCCACAAGGTTCTGCTTTCTTGCGTTGCCCGGGACCCATAGTCTTCTACACTCTGGACCATAAGGAGAATACACAGCCGGGACCTGTGCCATATTCGGAGTGGCGTGGGCCATGCGTCCTGTGATTGTACGGAGGGTCAGCACCTTACCGTGTACCCTACCTGTGTCCGGGTTGATTGCATCTAGCCAAGAGTTCACCTGTGCTATGCGCTTCTGTAGCATCATGTACCGTGCAATCAGCTGCGCCTCTGGCATGTCAATCTCAGAGAGAATACTTTCATCCACCACCACATTGCCTAGGTCAGTCTTCTTCTCAGGGAGCCAGCCCATCTCTATCAACCGCTCTGCCACCTGCTTACGTGACCCGGGGTTGAAGGGGATATACTTGGTCTTTGTCTTTAGCTTCACCTCTGTGGGTGGGAAGGTATCCTGCATCTGCTCCTTGATAGTATTGAGTTCATCGGTCAGTTCTGCCACGAGCATACAGGCGTTCTGCTCGTCCAGCTTGAAGCCGTTGGACTCCTGATCAGAGAGTATAGCCCTGACACTGTGCTCCAGTCTGATGCAACCCGGAGAGAAGGAGGATAGTTCCCTCTTCACCTGCTTGTATATCTTGACTGATATTCTGGTGTCCTGCATACAGTACTCGCCCATCTCACCAGAGTACCCCTGATAAAATGTATCATAGTCAATGTTTATCTTTGGGTAGTTGAAGTGCTGACCCCATGCCTCAATTGAGTGACCGCCGTCTCTGGTGGGGTTTGCAAGTTGAGAGAGAACCATGGTGTCGAGCATCTGTTCTGGCTGAAAGCGTACACCCCAAAGAAGATCAAGTATACGAAAGTCAAAATGAATAGCGTTATGCCCAAGAACTTTATCCGCTTGTGCCGCGTAATCTGCAAAGCTATCTCTTTCTCCCTCTGT